CAGCATGGCATTATTAAAGCTCCTTTATAAGAGCTCATTTTCAAAACGCTCTGGCCATAAATTCGCGTAGCTCTGGTTGGTATAGAGCCATCCGTCGTAGATTCATACCAGAAGCTTTTGGTCAGTGTCAAAAGTACAACAAATTTGTGTATGGACAAGGAAAGGATCCTTACACTCAAGCAGTAAGGCATGTTATAAACCGGAGATCCTTGTACGACCTGGTACAACACTTTAAGTATAATATTGTACCTAAACTGGTATCTGCGTCATCAGCCTTTTAAGAGGGAACAAGGCTGGATAGTCCCTACTCCGGAATCCGGTTTAGTAGTGTAGGGTGACGATCAGTGTGTTTGGAACCAAAACGTCCGGTAGTCATACGACCTGATATAGGAGCATGCAGGCCTTAGCCGGGCATAGCCCCACTTAGGGCGTTATTGCGATCCAATTAATTTGAGAGCGCCAGGTCACTTTTTCACCTTTGTCTCCCTAATCATCCAACCAGGTAGGAAGTGTACGCTGTTAAGGGATCCATAGAAGCAAATTATGAACTCATAGGTATATTCAGGCCACGACCTCTCGCTTCTCCTACAGCCTAGGGAACATAGTTCCCTTGTGGGCTTGTCCTTATAAGCAAGTACTACCGTTGATGGTCTTTAATCCTTAATCGCAGACGCTCGCCTTCGTATGGGACAGGAACAAGGCTTGGCCCGACAGTACTCTGAGGAATTTCGGATGAAGAATTGGGGTCGAGAGTAACTTGAGCCTTACGATTAATTGTTGTTTGACTACCTGTCGGAGACGTACTCTATTAGCCCTGATTAAACCGTTGCTCTCTTTAGCTAATTCTAGTCACTCTAGAATATTGGGGATAGTATCGTGGTGCCGTTGTCATTAGTACTGGATGCCAAGAATCAGATGAAGGTGCCGAACTATTCACAGGAAATCTAGACGCACGAACCCTGCACACACCTAGAACCTGCTCATAGCACGCCCGAGGTTAAAGGAAAGTCTAGTTGTGTTGGAATTCCTCTATTGAAGCATGCTCTTAGAACCTCATCCTAAACCTTTACAGTATCCGGATCACGTAAACGATATCCTTATTCCCATTTTAAAACCGACCGCGAGCGGGGCTTTGAAATGAATTCAAACGTTTCAAAGAAAAGGCGGAATCGACGTTCTGCCAGGAATTAGCCGAGAAAGGCTAACCCTTAGAATTAGTCAAGAAGATCGAACAAAAATAATACTGTAGCCATTTATACAGGCTCGTAGCTCCCCCGCTTGAGCGGCATTAGTCAAGGTGCTAACAATAAACGTAAGGCAAAGAACACGAGTTGAAATAAACAAAGATTTGGGGTCTGAATGGTCCAATCTTTGATTGGGAGGCCTCAATTAGGTATCCGGAGATTTACCGGAACGTCCGCATCCCCGCACCTTTCATGGCCCGCTCCGCAACCTGTCACTTTCAACAGTCTGGCATAGTTACGGCCAATGCCTTGGGAAACGCCGCGGTCCTACTTGATCCCTGCTGTTTTAGCACACTGTATATGCTAAGCACGTAGACGGCAGCTACCTTCGCTGATGGTACTTCAGGTGCAGTGACTGATGTTGTAATCTCGCCCTTCAATTCTGCTAGTGGGGCTCCAGTCGCTGGTTTTTCCTTCCGAACGGTTAGTGCCAGTCTTACGGTAACCCCGTAGATGGCCCTAGTTACCGCCGCGGGCACAGTTACATATGGGCTAGTACCTGAACTTAGAAACTTGACCATATTCGATAATGTACGGGATTATCCCGGGGTGTTTTAAACAGCTGCATCCAATAAAACCCGTAGTACCTGGGAGCCATAGGACACTAGTGATCTGAACTTTTCTTTAGCTGCGGACACGAACTCCACCAAGGATCTAAGAACTTTAGTCTGGTTCGTAGAAGGTGGCCTAGCTTTAGGAGTGTATCGTTGGTAAGTCCATATTAATTATGAATTCTTGCCGAGTAACGGGTT